TAAATTTGCGTCGTGGATGCAGAGGCGTGCCCGAGCTGCGCCTGCGCCGCCTCTATCCCTAGCTCACGCTCAAGAGTTGTTGCTACCGTCCTGCGGAAAGTATGCGGGGTAACCCACGCGAACCGGCCGGGCAGCATCTCATGCAGCCGCTTAGTCGGCGTACCTAGACTAATCATGCCACCGTCACGGTTCATAAAGATATAATCCCCAGCCTTGGCCTTAAAACGGCGCGCCCGCGCATCCAAGGCGTCGGCACACCAAGACGGCAAATGCACCACCCGTTCGGCACCCGTCTTAGTCTTATCCTGCCAAACCGGCGTGCCGCCTACCATAATAGCCGTGGCGTGCACGTGCAAGGTGCGCTGCACCCGGTCATAGTCTGCCCATTTAAGGGCGACGCATTCACCGATGCGCAGCCCGGTACCAGCTAGCACACGCACCATGTCGGGGAACCAGAAATGCGCCCGGCCGGAGCCGGTGATATTGGGTGCTGAGGCGGCATCTACGATGTCGATTATCTCTTTGACCTCGGCCGGGGCTAGGGCGCGCGCTTTTTTCCGTGGGGTGTGCGGCACACGGGTAGCCGCCGCCGCGTTATAAGGTATAGTTCCTGATCGCACGGCCTCTTGCATGATGAGGTTTAGGACTGTTCGGACTGTTTTAGCGGCCCACACGCCGCCGATAGTGATTCTCTTCCCGTTGATGCTGGTTACCCGTCTGGGTTTGGCCGCCGCCGTTATGATGCGGTCTAGGGTGGGCACGGTGCATTCGATTAGCTGCAGGTCTCTCCATTCGGTGAGATGCAGCCGCACCATCTGTTCACGCTGTTTAACGGTGTTGTGAGATTTCCCCCCAGCGTATGTGTCGCGCCAGGCGTCGATAGCGTCGCCTAGTGTCTGGGGGGCGGCGGGGCCGCTGGTGTGTGCCGCGATTTTGGCTTGTAGTTTGGTGTGTGCTGCGGCTCTGGTTGGTGCTTGTGCGGTGATGTCGCGGCGTTTTCCGGTAACGTCCCGCATGGTGGCGCGGGCTACCCACGCCCCGCCTTTCGTCTTTCGCACCGTGATTTGGCCGTGTGAGCCGATGGGCAGGGGTGGGCGCGCCATATGCTGTTACTCCTCGCTATGTTCTTGTTCCCTTATACGGCCGCGTAGGCGGCGGTGAGTGTTTCCCACGGGTCTACCTCGCGTTTTTCGGTGAGACGACGGAAAACTTCGGCCCCTAGCGCGCTGTCTGTGGCGTGCGATAGGTCGGGGGCGGGTGCGGCCCGCAGCTCCGCTACTTCGGCGGGGGTGATCGACCCATTCGCCTTGAGCATTTCTAGCAGGTCAAGGTTGGTGGCGCGGTGAATCGCTACCATGTCGTCGATGGTGAAGGGCTGATCGCCGCGCATGCGGCGGTATAGGGAGTTGTACTCTAGCCCTGTCTCCCTGGACAACGCAGTTACGGACATTCCAAGTTTTTGTTTTATGTAGTTTCCTAGGCTCATGCAATTAACTCTACACCTTCTGTTTAAGTTTTTACTGGTTGTGAAAATTTTTTCGGCCGTTTTTACCCCGTAAACATGCGAAATTCACAAAATTTTGTGAATAATCGCTAAAAAATTGGCATTTTCTACAAAAATTTTGGTGTATGCTGGTTACACAGCCACCCGGCAACGGGAGAACGAAAGTGAATCAGAGGTAACAACAGTGATTGAGATTCTGAACCCCGATGTTCTCAGGATGGCTAAAGCAAACCTGGGAATAGACACCAATTCAGACTTGGCAAACTTCCTCGGCGTTTCAGTGAACACGCTAGCGAACTGGCGCAACGGTGTAGGGCGAGGCCCGAGCATCGGGCACCTAGCGAGACTGCACCGGGCAACCGGGCTAGAGCTTAGCGACATGGTAACCACCCGAGAGAAGGCGAAAGCAGCATAGACAGCTGCAGAAGCAACAGAGACTTTAGAGCCGCCAGGGGGCACCCAGTGACAGAGGGGAAATTCTGGTTAGGGCTAGCTGATTGATAACCGTATAGAGAGTGACGCGGGGCGTGTGAAAACCCATCCCCCTAGTATCCGTTGAGTTCGATAATCCCGCCCGCGTCACTGATTAGCCCGCACTGGTTGCGGCCGCGCACTAGGGGCATATGTATGCGGCACCGGTGGTTCGATTCCACCGGCGGGCACGACACAACCAGGGTGGTTGTGTACGGGCATAAAAGTGTCGCCGCCCGGTAGGAAAGCCGGGCGGCGACGTTTGAGCCTAGTTATTCAATTATTCAAATCTAATGGAGTAACTATGAATAGTTTAACAAACATTGAGTTAGAAGGACTCTACACACCAAAGGAAACAGCCGAATTTTTATGTGTTTCTCCCCGCACTTTAGCCAACTGGCGGGCGGCCCGCAAAAACCTTGATTTCGTGCGGGTAGGCGGCACTGAAATAGGCGGCATCGTCCGCGGCTGCTCGGTCTTCTATGAGGGCGCGGAAATACGCCGGTACATGGAAAAGAATTACGGGCTGGTGGCCAAGTATGCGTGAACCGAACCTGCAACCGCACTGGTGCGGCCGGTGCCTACGCACTGAATGCTATGGCGAATGCGCAGAAATAGACTGGCTCGCCCGCTATGACGAGGCGCGCGACGACGAATTTACCTTCTAAACAACCTATAAGGGGAACAACAACATGAGTAAGGACATGATTTTTTTAGCCGCAGCTGCCGTGTTCACCGGCGCATGCGCGGTGGGCCTCTACGCGGGTATCGCGGGCGGCCTGGAAGCGGGGAACGGGGCCGGTATGGGCTTCGCGTTCGGTGCCGTGGCTATCGCACTAATTATCGGACGCATGGGAGGCGATGAATAATGAAATGCTCAACGTTGATGCGGAGGGGGCGGCGTAACGCCCCGCAGCCGGGTACGGCCGAGTGGCGGACGCTTCTCACGGCGTCTAAGATACCGGCGGTCATGGGAACGTCCCCCTGGTCTTCACGGTTCACCCTGTGGCATGAGATGGCGGGCACGTTCACGCCGGAGCCTATCAACCCGGCGGTTTTGGAGCGCGGGCATATCCTAGAGCCTGCGGTAGCGGCATGGTTCCAGGCGCAACACCCCGAGTGGGTGGTTCGTGAGTGCGGGGGCCGCTGGTGGGAGGCGCATAGCTTTTTCGCGGCGACACCGGACAGGATCATAGCGGACGGCCCCGGCTCCGGCGCTAACGTTATCGGGCTGCTGGAGATTAAAACGGCGGCCCGGTCTGACGGCTGGGGCGCGCCGGGTACGGCTGAGATACCGGCCGGGTATTTTGATCAGGTTCAGTTTCAGCTGGCGTGCACGGGCGTGCAGACGGCGTATGTTGCTGTGCTGCTCGGCGGTCTTGAGTTCCGTGAGTATGTGGTGCCGCGTGATGATGCGCGCATTGGTGAGCTGGTTGCGGCGGGCACCGATTTCATGGATTCCCTGCACGCCGAAGAGGTACCGGACTTCCGCCTAGAAGCCGGTGATTTCGATGTGTACGAGACGATGCGGGCGATTCACCCGGAGATTGAAGACGAATCGGTGGAGCTTTCACCGGCGGCCGCTAATGCTGCGGCACGGCATGTCCGCCTATCGGCCCTGGCGAAGCTCGCCGAGGCGCGGGCTAAGACCCTCGTAGCGGGCGATATGGAGATGGCGCGCACGGGAACGTTCTGCGGGTCGGTCGTTGCTAAGCGCATGGCGCGCGGGCAGGGCCGCCCATACGTTTCTTTCACGAAGCCTAAGAAAACACACTAAAAGTAAAGGGGAACAACAACATGAGTAAGAATCTTGAGCTGCTGCGGCAGTTCGATCAGTCACTAGTGCGGCCGCAGAAGCCGCTGCTGGTTTCTAGCCTCCCCTCGCATATGCGGGATATGGGGGATGACTGGATGCGGGGTGTGCTGGCGACGGTGAAGGCTGATCCTAAGCTGATGCAGGCGGCGATGAACAACGGCGAGGCTTTCATTTCGGCGATTCAGAAGGCCGCTAGTCTGGGCCTGGCACCGGGCACGGACGAGTTCTACCTAGTGCCCTTTGGTAAGCAGATTAACGCGGTGACGGGGTATAAGGGGCTGATTGAGCTGATTTACCGTGCGGGCCGCGTTGATGACATTGTGTGCTACGTGGTGCACAGCGGCGATAAGTGGGCTTTCACCTATGGGGTGGATGAAGAACCGAAATTCCAGCCCGCGCCGGACGATCAGCGGGGTGAGCGGCTTTTTGCTGTGGCCTATGCGCGTCTCAAGAATGGCCGTATCTCGAATGTTGCTAGGGCGGGTAAAGACCGTATCCAGGCGGCTATGCGGGCCTCGGGTAACCAGAATACTGATAGGCCCTCTCCGGTGTGGGAGAAGCACCCCGAGGCTATGTGGCGTAAAACGGCTCTGCGTGAGTTGGCTACGTGGGTTGATACGTCGGTTGAGGAGTGCCGCCCGGAGAAGCTGACGGCGATTGCTGAGCGGCGGCAGGCTGCGGTTGAGGTGATGGACGCGGAGACGCGGCGGCTTGAGGCTGAGAACCGGGCTATGGAGTTGAAGCTGCGGCTTGCTGAGTTGGAGGCTGCCCGGGGTGATCGGGTGGATGTTTCCACGGGTGAGCTTGTTGGTTGATGCGCCGGTAATTGTATTTTCGGGGTGTGTTTGTGAATGCGGGCACACTCCGAAAGTATTGTGTATCACGCTTTAAAAGATGGATTTAAAATGTCTTTTTTACATATTGCTGAGGTGCAAAAGCTTGATGGTCTTTCAATGAAAGATAAATTTACGCTTTTCATGCTCGCGTCCTATGCGGACGAGGCCGGGTCTTGTTTTCCGTCGCTTAGCACGCTGGCTAAGAATATGGGGTGTTCGCGGCGGACGGTAGCCTACGCGGTTGAATCGCTACAGGATAAGGGCTACATACAGGTTATTAGCCGTTTCAATGAGAAAGGTAAACAAACTACATCAAGGTATGTTCTTACGCTAGATAGTGGGGGTGCAAAATCTGCATCCCTAGGGGTGCAAAATCTGCAGGGGGAGGGTGCAAAATCTGCACCCCTAGGGGTGCAAAATCTGCACACAAAGTTAACCTACCAAGTTAACCTACCAAATGAATCTCTCCCCCCTACCCCCCACGCCGACGTTGCGGTGACGGCCGCCACAGCGGAGGCCGCCGCTAGCGCGGCTGAGAATGACCCGCCGGAAAAACCTCATTTCGAGGACGTGGAGCTACCCCTCAACGAACTGCAACCGGCGGCGACACCCGAAAAGCGGCACGAACAGCCCGCTACGGCCCCGCAGAGCGATTTTCAAGCGTTCTGGGCACTGTTCCCCAAACGCAGGGATAAACGGGCCGCAGAACGCGCCTGGCGGGCCGCGATCAAAAACGGGGCCAACCCCGCCGACATCATCACTGGGGCTGAACGGTACGCCGCAGAGCGGAAAAACCAGGACGCCCGATTTACAAAATACCCCGCGACATGGCTAAACGCCGGGGCCTGGGAGGACGAACCAGACCCGCAGCCGCAGGAATCCGAGATGATGCAGGCGCTAAAGGCAATGACCTCAACGCCGGGCTTCGGGCACGCGCCCGACCCTTTCATGCCGCCTGCGGGTGCGGCGCTACCCCCCGGGGGTGCCCGATGAACGCGGACGAGACACGGAAGATGTTAGAGGTTGCGGCGCAGCTTTTCCCGACGCTCAAGACGCCGACGGACGAGATGGCGGCCGCGTGGGCGATGGTTTTAGCTGATGTTCCCGCCGATTATGCGGGGGAGATTATCACCCGGTGCGCGAAAAGCAGCGACTTTCTGAGTCTTCGGCTGATTACGGAGACGTGGGAGGCCATGTACCAGGAGGTGGATAGGGCGTTGCGTGGTGTGCCGCGTATGCGGCGGACTCATGCGGCGGCTGTCGCTTCGGGTGATCTTGAGCTTGCGGGCCGCATTGCGGGGGCGCATAACCGCGCTATTGCCCGCGTACCGGCGCCTGTGGCCGCGTCACGGGGTTTTGAGCCGTTAGAGGCACAATTACCCGCGCCGGTTGAGAAATCGGCTGTGCGGGCCGCTGGTGGCCGCGTGGCGTCTATCGCTTCGACGCTGGGGGCTATGCCCGAGTAGCGCATATCACTGCCGCCCGGCTCGAACATTAGCTATACACCCTGTATAGTTTTTATTGGCGGGGCAACCCACCAAAAACCAAGGAGAACACAATGAAAAAATCACTCAAAGCTCTACGCACAATCGCCATAGGATGGGCCATAGCCGCCATCGCGGTAGCCATCATCTGGGCGGCAGCAACCGCATCATTCGGCGCCCTAGCCCTCCGCGCAAGCGACACCGGGCTACTCGCCTTCACCCTCGCCGCCGCCGTACTATTCCTCCCCATCACCTCAGCCGACTAGGAGAAACCTACATGAAAATCAACTACACGCTAGTAGCACCAAACGCCAAGCCGCTCACGAAAGCGCACCCCGAAGACGCCGGTTACGATTTGCGCGCACGCACCACACAGACAATCCAGCCCGGCGAAAGAACCCTGATCGGCACCGGGGTAGCCGTCAAATTCCCCGCCGGGACTGTGGGCATGGTGCACTCCCGCTCCGGCCTCGCCCTAAAAGGCATCGCCGTAGCAAACGCCCCCGGGGTAGTAGATGCGGGATTCACCGGAGAAATCGGCGTAATCCTAGAAAACCGCAGCAAAACACCGTATGTGGCGCATGAGGGCGACCGCATCGCGCAGCTAGTGCCGCTAGAACTGGCACCCCTGGAATTGCAGGCCGTGCCCCACGAAAAATTCGACACCGATACGGCGCGCGGCGCAAACGGATTCGGATCAACAGGCAAATAAAAACACGCAAAAGAAATGCGCATCACACCCGTGCCGCGCATTTCTGAAAGGAAAATAAAGAATGGCAGATGTAACCATTCACGGGAATATCGGAAGCGAACCAGAACTGCGGTTCACCGGCGGCGGCGACCCCGTACTGAATTTCTCACTAGCTGAGAACCACAACCGGAAAAACCAGCAGACCGGGCAATGGGAAACCGTGGGCACCACATGGCGCAAAGTCACCGTGTGGGCGCGCAACGGGCTAGACCCGCAACACCTGAGCGGCGTGCTCAAGAAAGGCACCCCCGTGATCGTGACGGGGCCGGAGCAGAACCGCGAGTATACGACCCGCGACGGGGGGCGCGGCTACTCCCTAGAGGTCACGGCCCGGCTGCTAGGGGTAATCCCCTACGCACCGAAGAACAACGCGGCACAGGCCCCGCAGGCCCCGCAGGGCGGGTACCAGCAGCAACAGCAGCGGCCGCCGAAGCAGCAGGGGCCGGTGAACCAGAAGCTACCCGAGAACCCGGGCAGCGACCCGTGGGGGCAGCAGGCCGAGGGTAATTACGACTGGGGCGCCTCAGTAGAGGGCGAACCACCGTTCTAAAAACAAAAAAACAGCATGTGCCCCGGTTCACGCCGGGGCACACGCAAAACAAAAGAAAGAAAGCAATGGCGCAAAAACCCGGGCTAATATTCACAATCCCGCTAGGTGATAAAAAATTTCTCACCAGCAACGAAGTAAACCGCGCCGGACACTGGGCGCGGGCAAAAAACACGCGGGAATGGCGAGACGAAACAGCAAAACAAATCCGTGATGGAATCCCAAAATCACGCATAAACTATTTCGCCAAAATCGACATGATAATTCACAAACCCACCGGCCGCCGATACGACCCGGGGAACCTATACCCGGTGGCAAAAGCCATCGTGGACGGCATCGTACTATCCGGGCTGCTAGAAGACGACGACTATACGCACGTCGACGGGCCGCACCTGCACCACGGCGAACCGGATAAAGACCACCCCGGGGTGACGGTAATAATACGCCCGATCAGTAAGGACGATTCAACCGTGGACGTATCAAAACTACTATCTCTAAAAGATAATGCGGATAACGCCCTAATCGAATTAGAGAAATCAAAAGAAATACTGGATGAAGAAATATCATACGCTCAAGAAAAATCGCAATGGGCATTCAGTGAACCGGTAACCGACGCAATAAATGAGGGAATGGACGCCGCAAAAAATGCCCTCAAAAAAATAATCGAAACCGTAGATGAAATTGACGCGGAAAACTACACGCAAATCAAGGGGAAACAATGAAACCAGAAATATACAAATTCAACAGCGAACCCATTCGGGTTTTCATGATCGACGGCGAACCGTGGTTTGTCCTCCGCGACATCTGCGAGCTGCTAGACCTCACCACCCCCGCCCGGGTAGCCGAACGCCTCAACCAGAAGGGGGTGAGGAAAACTCACACCCCCACCCGAGGCGGGACACAGCCGGTCACGATCATAAACGAACCAAACCTGTACCGCGTGGTACTCAGGTCTAACAGCCCGGCGGCCGCACCATTCGAGGCGTGGGTGACAGAGCAGGTACTCCCGGCCATCCGCAAAACCGGATCCTACGGGGCACCCGCCCTACCAGGCAACTACCTAGAGGCGCTAGAGGCGCTAGTCGCCTCCGAAAAAGAAAAAATGGCGCTCACCGCTAAAGTCGAAGAGCAGGCGCCGAAAGTAGGCGCATACGACGGCTTCCTAGGTGCCGACGGCGATTACAGCGTGGGTGAGGCGGCTAAGCTTCTATCCCGCGCCGGGGTACCCACCGGGCAGACGCGGCTCTTCGCATACCTCGAAGAATGCGGGTGGGTGTTCCGACGCTCCGGCCGCCGCCACCCCTACCAGCAGGCCATTGACCGGGGCCTACTAGCCACCCGCGCCACCCACTACACCGACATCACGGGTGAGCGGGTGAACGGCGCACCGCAGATACGGGTAACCGCGCAAGGGATCGAGAAGCTGCGCGCAATGATGCAGAAGCCGGTACTGACGCTAGCCGCATAGAAAGAACCAAGGGAGATAACAATGAGCAATTTCACCGCCCTACTGGATGATTTAGAGAAAAACATTCGCCTCATGCTAGACATGATCCCCGACACCGGGCACACCTTCGATGCGGGCAATTACCGGCCGTCAAAGGCGGCCCTGCAGCACGACTCAAAGTGCATCATCCTAGCACTTGAGGCTGCCTACGCTAAAGCCTCTGAGGGGGTGGCAGCGAATGACTAGCCACAGCACACGGGTTGTACCTATCGCGCAAGAGGGCTGGGTGTGGAAATGCAGCGTGTGCCACTGGGACGATGGGTGCCGCTACACGCTCCCGCTCTATGAGTCGTGGGAGAAAGCGCGTGAGCATGGGCTGACGCATGAGTACACGCGCAACGCGGGGGTGCGCCGATGATTGAGGTTGCAGCTAGTGGCCCTACCCGCGTGGTGGAGTCCTATCTTAATAGGGATGGGCTGACGCTCATATGTCCCCGCTGCCAGTCAGAGCAGTATCTTTGGCGTGTTAGTGAGGGGACGGCGCGGGCGGCTCTGGATTATCATTTGCGGGTGTGTACCCCGGTGTGGGAGCTACCTGGGGTTGGTGATGGAGTTCACTCCGTTTCGGCTTGCACGTAAACTATACGACACGTATAGTATTAGATGTAGGGCAAACAGCCCACCGAACCGGAACCACCGGGGGAAACAACAACAACCTAAGGAGCCTTGAAATGGCACGCACCTATTCAACCCTCGACGAAGCTATCTACCGCGAAATCGTAGAACCAATCGAAGCAGGCGACGTACAAGACGCCTACGCCGCATACGACATCGACGCTATCGCCGATAAGGTGCTCTGCGACTATGAAGACGGGTACATGCTCAAAGTTGAAGAACCCGAATTCTGGCGCATCGTGGAAGAAAACGCCAAATAAACCCACATAAACGGAAAGCCGGCACCGCCATAATCGGCGGTGTCGGCCACACAAAACAATATAAACCAAATACGAATGCTGCCGCTGAACATCATCAGCGGCAGCGTAAAAAGAGTGACAACAAAATGAAATTACAAAATCCTCAGCTCAAAGGCGGGCACTACGCCCCCATCCTCGGCATCAGCCTGGACATAATCGTAACCCATCTGCCGTTCTGGCTCGGGTCGGCCCTCAAATATGTGTGGCGCGCACCCCGTAAGAACGGCGGCGAAGACTTCCTGAAAGCCGCCGACTGCCTACGCCGGTACGCAGAATACCTGACGGAAAACATGCCCCCTAAGCAGCCATACGATAATTGCATCCGCAAGTCCGAAGTTATTCTAGAGCATATCCAGGGGCACAATAACCTCCACGCTCTAGCAATATCCGCCGTTCTAAGGGTTGTTTTGTGGGGGTATCCACGCAGCGAAATCCACCAGGTGGAAAATAAAGAAAAAATATTCAGCTTAGGTGTGCGGTGCTCTAATCAGCTCTATGCGATAGCCGACAACCTAGAGGAATGGGCACAGCACATTGATGACGCTAAAAATATTTGGCACCTGGTGGGGGAAAAATGAGGAAGCCACAGAACGGAGGCAGGTGCATAGGCTGCGGGTGCCCTCACGGCCAATACCAGGCCGGGTGCCTCAACTGCAGCAAACGAAAAAGCGCCGCTAAACACTCACGCGACAGATACGAGCGGAAAAAGAAAGGGCTGCGTGCCAAGCCAGGGCCGAAGCCTAAAAAGGTGGCCTTGACGGCCGAGCAGGCGGCCGAAGCCTACGGTTTGAACTATTTCATCGCGCGCCGCCGTGAACGGCTAGGGCAGGCGGTGAACGCATGACACGGAAACTATTTACACCGCAGCGGCGGAGCATCATCCCCTACCCCGGGGCACTCACCCCTCAGCTCAGCATGTGGCCGAGAGTAGACGAGCGTCTACCGGACACGCTGCACATGCCACAGTTTCACTACGCATCGCGGCGGGGCCTGGTCGTCTCGTGCCTGCACTGCGGGCGGCTGGTCGTGGTGCATGACAGGATGGGCCGGGAGCACCGGCTGAACTCAAACGAAATATGGGAAACCACCTCAACAAAGGGAGAAACAGAATGCTAGACCCGGACACGAACCCAGACGACTACCCGTGCCCCGATTTGATCCGCGAATACCTAGGGGCGCAATACATCCTAGAGGAAGCGAAGAAATCCAAGCGCCAAGCGAAGCTAAATATAAAAATCAATAAGGCGAGGATGCGCAGGGCGAAAAAAGATATAGAACGCGCAAAGAACTGGCTGCATGCCTATGAAAACGCGATAGTCATGGCCGGACTCGACGAACCAGTAACCAAATAGCAAATAACAGTAGACCCCGGGGCGTAAACCCCGGGGTCTTCCCTATCACTCAGCAAGGGAAACAGCTCATGAAAACACTCACTCAAGCAATACGCGCCCTATGCGACGGCGCACCCATCACCCTCACCAGTGGGGAGCGGATCACCGAAATGCCGCTGCTAGATCAGCTGGCAGACGCGAAAACAGCCCGCCGGTGGGGAGGCGCAGGCGGCGGCGGCGCGTCATCACCCATAAACCTAGACGCCGCGCAGATAGAGCAGGACATCGACGCCGAGGTGAACCGGGTGTGCTCACACCATATGCGGGCGGCAGACAGGAAAACCCGTGTGAAATACTGGGCTTCTAACACGCCCGGGCTGCACGCCCTAGCCGAGGCCCTGGAATGGTGCGACCGGATACGTGCACTCAACCATATCAAGGTGCCGCTAGAGGGTGTATGCCCGAACTGTGGGGCGGAGCAGGTTTATAGGCACAACAGTGAGGGTGAGCGGATCGTTACCCCCGCGCTCACTATCACCCTGGACGGGCCGCGCCTCACCATCGCCTGCGGTGCCGACGGGTGCGGGCACACCGCGCACGGAATCACCGGGCTAGAGAATTTGAATAGCGAAACGAAAACTGCTATCATGTCCCTAGCAGGCACAACTGTACCCTAGTCACGGGTACACCAGGCGCACACTAACCCGGGAGCACCCGGGCATTTTTTTACACCAAAACAGGCCCCGCACACAACACGTGTGCGGGGCCAAACCAATTTAAAGACCATGAGCGACACAACACTATTCGACATCCTCCGGGCATTCCAGATGCGCGACACCAGCGACGACGCCGAAATACGCGCCCTCACCGACCGGGACATAACGCGGGCAATCGAGCGCCACCACGCCCGCCAAACCCAACGCAGACCCAGAAACAGGCCAACCCCCGCATACCGAGACCCTACCGGAGAGGCAGCATGCGCACGCACAAACTCAAAATCCAGGAAATCCCGCTCAAAAACATTGCGCTTTTAGCGGGCAACCCGCGCCGGGGCAACATCGACGCCGTAGCCGAATCAATGGAGACCAACGGCGTTTACCAGCCCGTCATCATCAACAAAGGCACGCACACCGGCCGCGAGATGGAAGTTATAGCCGGTAACCACCGGGTGCAAGCCGCACAGAAGCTCGGGCTAGAAACCATCCCCGCTATCGTCCTAGACATCACCGATAGCGAGGCTAAACGCATCGCCCTAGCCGATAACCGCACAAGCGACCTGGCAGAATACGACGCGCAGGCGCTCCTTGACATGCTAGATGATCTGGACGACCTGGTAGGCACCGGGTATGACCTGGATGATTTGGACGAGCTGCGGGCCGATCTAGAGGAAATCGCCGAAGAGATAGAGCCGGAGAAAGACACGGAGGGCGGCAGCCTTGAAGAACAGTTCGGTACCCCCCCCTTCACCACCCTATCGGCGCGCGGCGGGGCGTGGCAGGCCCGTAAACGGGCGTGGGCAGCTAGCGGCATAGAATCCGTCGCGGGCCGCTCGGAGGGCCTTCTAAGCGACGCACCGCACTACAAATACACGAACTTCATGTACGTGAAAAACCTCGCAGAGAAGGCCACAGGTAAGAAACTCACCACACAGGAAATCCTAGATAGCGAGTTCGCCGAAAAACTAAACGATACAGACGGCGGCACATCAACCTTTGACGCCGCACTATGCGAAATCCTCTACCGCTGGTTCTCCCGCGAAGGCAACGAAATCACCGACCCCTGGGCCGGTGGATCAGTCCGCGGCATCGTAGCCTCAGCAATGGGCCGCAACTACACCGGGCATGAGCTGCGGCAGGAGCAGGTAGACGAGAACCGCGCCCAGGTAGAAGAATCACGCGGCAACTATGACGGGTGGGCGGGCGACCCCACCTACATTGTGGGCGACTCACGGAAGACGTTAGCGGCCCGCACAGCCGGTTCCGCCGACATGGTGATAGGGTGCCCACCCTACTACGACCTAGAGGTATACAGCGATCTAGCGGAAGACCTTTCTACCATGTCACCCGCAGAGTTTGACGCCTCAATGGTGAAAACCATGCGTGAGGTCGCCCGCGTACTACGGCAAGACCGGTTCTCCGTTTTCATCGTCGGCAACGTCCGCAACAAACAAGGCGAGCTGCTATCAATGCACAGGTGCATGCTGAACGCCGCAGAAGCCGCCGGGCTAACCTACACGCAGGACGCGATACTGCTAACCCAGGTTGGTACGGCCGCGCTCCGCTCACCCCGCCAGTTCAAGCAAACCCGTGTACTGGCACGCACGCACCAGGAAATCCTTGTTTTCGTGAAGGGCGACCGGAAAAAAGCCGCTAAACGCCTCGGCGACGTAGACGTATCTATAGACCTGCAAGAGGCCGTAGCAGAGATGGAGAGGGAGAATGACGCAGCAGGAGAAGCCGCCGCGTAGGCGCTGCAAAGCCCGTAACCGGCGCGGGGGCCAATGCAAACGCTACCCAATCCCCGGCGGCACCGTCTGCAAAATGCACGGCGGGGCCGCGCCGCAGGTCAAACGCAAAGCCGCGCTACGGCTCCAAGAGCTGGTAGACCCGGCCCTGAAAGTGCTCGCCCGCGAAATGGTGAGCGCCGAAAAATCAAGCGACAGGCTCCGCGCCGTAGAAAACGTCCTAGACAGGGCCGGTATAACCAGAAAGCAGGATCAGGTGGACGAGACAACGGCGCAGGAGATGCTGATAGCTAAGCTGCAGCAAATGACCGGACAATAAAAATGCGGGGGCGGGGTGTATGGACTTCCTGAAAATGGTGGCCGCCTACCCGCCCGAAATGGTAGCGGAGGCCGTAGCATCCCTACCCGATCACGTGGCGCAAAAGCTCCTAGAATCCATCACCACCACATCCGGTAAACCCGCATACGGCACCCCCGGGGAGCTGGCGGCCGCACTAGACGAAAGGACAGTGCAAACCCCGGCGCTAGACCTGATCGACCAGAAGCTAGTGCAGGCGTTCAACACACCGGATTCGCGGCTAATCATCAGCATGCCACCGCAGGAGGGCAAATCGCAGCGCGCCTCCCGCCGCTTCGTTGAGTGGGTGCTCACGCAGAGGCCGGACACGCGGGTAATCATCGCATCCTACCAACAGGAAATAGCGACGGAGTGGGGTGGGGTTATTCGTGACGACATCCGCGATAACGCCGCGAAACTCGGCATACGGGTGCGCCCCGGTTCATCCTCAAAACAATTCTGGAAGCTGGACGGGCACGAGGGGAGCGTGTTCTGCGCGGGCGTAGGCGGCGCAATGACCGGTAAACCGGCCGACCTGCTGATTATCGACGACCCGGTGCGCGGGCATAAAGACGCCTCTTCACCCACCATTCAAAAGGATCAATGGAACTGGTGGACGGGCACTGCCGCCGCGCGTCTCGCTCCCGGTGCCCCCGTGATTCTAATTCTCACCCGCTGGCACGATAACGACCTGGCGGGGATGCTCATGCGGGAAAACCCCGGCGAATGGGAGTTCTTGCGCATCCCAGCGCAGGCAGACCATAAGCCGGAGGCCGGGGAGGAAGACCCGCTAGGGCGGGAACCTGGCGAGTTCATGGTGTCCGCACGCGGCCGCACACAAAAGAACTGGGAGAAACGCAAACGCGAGGCCGGGCCGAAATCATGGGCCGCCCTATACCAAGGCACGCCGTCACCCGACGAAGGCGGCATCTTCCCTGGCACCTGGGCGCGCTACAGCAACCCCATATGGGTTGAAGGGCACGATGGTGAGCGGGTAATCCACGGCATAGGCCCAGAGGACGAAATCATTCAATCCTGGGATCTGGCGTTTAAGGGCACCGACCAATCCGACTACGTTGTGGGCCAGGTCTGGCTGCGCCGGGGCGCCCGCTGCTTCCTGCTGGATATGCGGCGTGAGCGGCTAACGTTCATGGAGACGCTAGACGCGATCAAGGCAATGTCCGCGAAATGGCCGCAGGCCGTAGCGAAATTCGTTGAAGACAAGGCGAACGGCCCGGCGGTCATCAACTCCCTGCGCGGGAAAGTCGCCGGTATTATTCCAGTCACACCCGACGGCGGTAAGGTTGTCCGCGCTAACGCAGTCTCGCCCCTAGCGCACTCCGGCGACATCATCCTGCCCGAGCCGCACCTGCTGCCAAATGTTGAAGAGCTAGTTGAGGAAGCGAAGCTATTCCCGAGCGGGAAGCACGACGACGCGGTAGACGCCATGACCCAGGCAGTGAACCAGCTCGGCATCAACCCCATCACCGGCGGGGACACGATAGAAGACGCCGAAGAATGGGGTGAGGACGGGTACAGCATCGGATTCTACTAAGAGAGGGGGCGCCCTATGGGCCGCCTGCAAAGCATCATCGAATCGGCGCGCGAGACCATCGCGGGCGCCTTCAACGGCCCGGCCCGTGAGCTAGAGGCCGCAACCGCGCAGCTGCGTGAGTCATTCTCCACGATTGAGGGGATGATGGCGGACGACGCGGGGTGGCGGCGGCTCACCACGATAGGGAGCGAGGAGTTCACCCTAGCCGGTGTGAAGCGCAATAGTGACGTGTGCAGGCTAATGTCCGTGTCCGATCCGCTGGTGAAGCGTGGCGTGCACGTCCGCGCCGGGTATGTTTTCGGTGCGGGTGTGGGGGTTACCGCTAAGGCGACAGCGGAAAACAGCAGCCAGGATGTGAACGCCGTCATACAGGCTTTTTGGGATGCTCCCGCAAACCGGCGCGCACTCACAGGGATGCAGGCCCAGCACCGGCTAGAACACGCGCAGGCGACCGACGGGAACATATTCATCGCCCTACGCACCAACCCCAACAGCGGGGCAGTAACCGCCCGCACCATCCCACTCACCGAAATCACCGGCGTACTCACCAACCCAGAAAACGCCGCAGAGCCACGCTACTATTTGCGCTCCTGGACAGAAAAACTATATGACAGTGCAACCACCCAGACCGTCCGCAAAGAAGCCTACTACCCCGCCCTAGGGTGGCGGCCCGTAGCGCAGCCCCAGACCATAGGCGGCATCCCCGTGGACTGGACTACACCAATCCACCACCAGGCAGACGGTTCACCCGACGGCTGGGCCTGGGGCGTGCCCGACATATTCGCCGCCCTGCCGTGGGCACGCGCATACAAAATCTACCTTGAGGACTGGGCGCGGCTCATGCGCGCACTAGCACGCATCAGCCACCGGGTAACAGCCAAAAACAACAAAGCCGCCGCCGAGGCACGCCGCGCACTACAGCAGGCGGCGCTATCCCCCACACCCGGGGTAATCGGTGCCGTGGACGCAACCGTAGAGGCCATGCCTAAGACCGGGGCGACAATCGACGCAGAATCAGGGAAGCCCCTAGCATCAATGGTCGCCGCCGCCCTAGGCGTACCCGTCACCATGCTGCTAGGCGACCCAGGGCAGACCGGGGCGCGGGCAGTAGCAGAGACCCTAGACCGGCCAATGCTCAACGACCTCATGGCGCGGCAACACCTCTGGCAAGAAACCTACCGTGCTATTTTGGGGCACGTCATCGACGCCGCCATAGCCGCACCGCAAGGCCCGCTCAAAGGCACCGTGAAACAGGTTGCTGGGCAATGGGACATCACGCTACCCGAAGGGGTAGAACGCACCCTGGTATTCCATTTCCCCGACCTCAACGAGCAGACGCTAGCCGAGACCATCGACGCGGTAACCAAAACCTACGCGACCGGGCTAGTGCCCTACGAGACCTTGGCGCTGCTCACCCTACGCGCGCTAGGGGTGCGTGACCCCGACGAAATCATAGCCGGAATGACAGACCCCGCAACAGGGCAGTTCATACCCGCCGGGGCCAACCTAGCCGACGCGATCATAGCGCAAGCGACACGCGGAGAGAGGAGCGACGAATGACCGTGCACATGGCAGCCGCCGAAGCCGCACAACGCCTCAAAGACCAAACCGAACGCATGCTAGCACTCCCCGAGACGACACTAGCCACCCAATGGGCCGCAGCATGGGAAACACTAGAGGCAGCATTCGCCGACGCCATCCGGGCGGCACAAGACCCCACCACAGGGGCAGCCCCCGGGTGGCGCATCCTCCAAGCAAACCGCACCCACGAAGCCCTGCAACATGCCCGCGAAAAACTAGAAGAACTCCTAGCCGAATACGCGGGCGTAACCGCCGACATAACCATCCCCGACGCAATCAGCAGCGCACTAGACGCACACGCCAGGATGGTAAAAACACAGCTACCCCTCACCTACGCCCTATCCCACACCCTCAACACCATCACACCCGAAGAAATCGACTGGATGGTGCGCCGCGCAACCCAGCGCATCACCACCCACACCCTGCGGCTCCCCCACGAAATCGACACCAAACTAAAACACGCCCTAATACGCGGCACCGCAACCGGGGAAAACCCAGAAGAAACAGCGCGGCAACTACTCAAACAAGTAGGCAACACCTTCAAAGGCGGGCTACCCCGCGCAACCATGATCGCCCGCACAGAAACCCACGACGCGCAACGCCACGCAACACAACAATGGGAAAAAAGTAACACCGACATCCTAGACGGCTGGGTATGGGTAGCCGCCCTAGACAAACGCACATGCCCCGCATGCATCGCAATGCACGGCACCACCCACCCCACCACCGACCCCGGCCCGAACGACCACCACCGGGGACGGTGCACCCGCGTACCCAAAACCAAACCCTGGGCACAACTCGGCATCAACCAAACCGACACCGCACCCAAAATCCAAACCGGCGAAGAGTGGTACAACTCACTAACACCACAAGCGCAAGCCGACATACTAGGCGCACAACGCGCCCACCTCATAAACACCGGACAAATACCATTCACCGCCCTAGCCCAAAGAACAACAAACCCGGGCTGGCGCGACACCATCACCCAGCGCCCACTGAGCGACCTAAAACAGAAAGCCAAAAATGCCTAAAACACTCACCCGCGAATCAGCAGGCGGCCAACCAACAAGCGACCTAACCGGCGCAAAAATCGCAATCACCATCATCACCCCCGGCCAAGGCTCAAGCGGCTACTACCCGCCCGAAACCATCGCCGCCGCAGCCCACCTCTTCCCCGCCGGGACGCATATGTTCATTAACCACCAAACCGAAACTGAGGAATGGGAACGCCCAGAAGGCGACCTCAACAAACTAGCCGGAGCACTAGCCACCCCCGCCACCATCAACCCAGAAACCGGGGCACTAGAAGCAACCGCAGAAATATTCGAATCACACCGAAAATTCCTAGCCGACCGCGCACACATCATCGGCGTAAGCATCAACGGAACCGCCAGCATCAACCCCGACGGCATCGTAGAAGCAATCCACAGCATCCGCTCCGTAGACTTCGTAACCCGCCCAGGCAGGGGGGGACGAATCGACCAAATCCTAGAACACCAGAAGGAGGAAGAAGGCGAAATGCCAAAACCCCATGAACAGCAGAACCCCGTGGAAGAAATCACAGGCACCAACGACACCCTGGAAAACAACGCCCCCGGTGAGGCCGTGGCCGGTGAAACGTCACCCGCCAGCGACGAAAACACCGCCGAGGCAGGCGCCGAAGCAGTAGATCCGGAGCCGGGGCCGGTGGAGAATGACGGGTGCGCCGAATCGGCCCGTGAGTCCGCCGTGTCTGAGGCTGAGCGGCTGGCTGGCGAGAACAAAGCGTTGCGTGAGCGCATCGCCGCCCTTGAGGGTGAGGCCCGCCGCGCCGTCGTTGAGTCTATCGTTCGTGAAGAGTTCCACGGCATCAACGCACCCCGTGCGGTGAAAACCCTCACAGAGGCCGGGGCGGCGGACAAGAACCTAGACCCCGAAGCGTTCCGTGAAAGCGTCCGCGCCCACGCCGCAGAATACCCGCGCGCCCCCTACGGCGCCCCCGGCGTCTACGGCATCCCCGACAACACAGGTGGCACCGTCACCGAATCGGACATTATCGAAGCAATGAAAGGCTAACCATCATGGCTAAAAACCTTGTTTACCCCCGCGCCGAACACATTAGCGTACCCTCTCCCGCAGACGTGAAAAGCGGCGAACCTGTGGTAGTCGGCACCAACGACGCCGGTTACGCCGGTGTGGCTATCATCGACGCAGCGAACGGCGCACCCGTCACCCTAGACCTTGTAGGCTCCTGGTCTATCCCCGTGAAGGAAAAGGTGAACGCCGGGCAGCGCGTGAACGTCGGCACCGACGGGAAGCTCACCACCGGGGCAGGCAAGAAATGGGGTGTGGCCCTGGAAGGCTCCGCAGCCCCCGGCGCTGACGCCCATGTGAAGCCGCTCGGCGCATTCTAAACCACCCCAACGACAGAAGAGAGAAACACTCATGAGCAAAGACTTCCTACACGCGGACAAAATCGCTGAGGCCGGTGTGCCCGGCGGTGATCGCATCATTGAGGCCGCACGCCTGTTCCGTGCAGGCATGACCGGCGCACCCTCCGCCCAGGCCCGCCTGAGCGAAGCCATGACTACTAGTGACTTCCCTACGCTGCTGGGGCAGGCCCTAGAAATCGACATGCTGCACACCTATCGCGACTATACGCCGCAGTGGCAGGGCATCGCCGACACCACAGAGGTAGCGGACTTCCGCCCTAAGACCCTCAAAGACCTCTTCGGCCCCGTAGACTACGAGCTGGTTGCGCAGGGCGAAGAGTACAAGGCTACATCACTTTCCGACACCAAGCACGAAATCAAGGTTGCTAAGTACGGCATCACCCTCCCCTTCACCTGGGAGATGCAGCTCAACCAGGAATGGGAACAGCTCGCACGCATCCCCGACCGCCTAGCGAAAGGCGCACGCAAGCGCGAAGACCGCGCCGTAATCGAAGCCTTCGTAGGCAGCACCGGCCCCCGCGCCAGCTTCTTCAAGGGCAAGGCCGCCATTGCGGCTAAGCCGCTCACCATCAACAACCTTTGGGAAGCGTACAAGGCCATCACCCAGCGCACCAACCCCGACGGCGACCCGGTAGACACCGGCAGCCTCGTGCTGGTCGTCCCCAAAACCCTTGAGGCCGATGCGCAGCGCATCCTCAACACCGAGCGGATCAAAACCACCGTGGGGGACACCACCACCGAAGAGAGCAATTACCTGCGCGGCGTGTTCACCCTCAAGGTTCTTGACGGCCTCACCGCCGTAGACAAGTCCACCAAGGCTGCGACCACCTGGTACGTGCTCCCCGGTGTGGGAACCACCAACCCTGCCCTGGTGAAAGCATCCCTGCGCGGGTACGCCGAGCCGGACATTCGTGTGAAGAACGACGCGGGCCGCAACGTCGCCGGTGGAGACATCGACCCGACCGCAGGTTCTTTTGACCGCGACGTAATTACTTACCGTGGGCGTCACGTCACCGGCGCCACCGCCGTATACAACACCGCCGTGTACGCATCTACCGGCGCCTAAACAGAGGATGGAGGGCCGCGCCCATGATAGAGAGAGATATTAGCCGGGTGCGGCTCCTCATCGCCGACCTGCCGAAGGACGGGGAGGCGGGGTGCGGCACGGGCACCCTCCTCACTGATACGCAGGTGGAAGACCTGCTAGACCTGTCCGGCGGGAACGTGAAACGGGCCGCAGCCCGGGCGCTCCGCACCATCGCCACTAGCGAGGTGCTGCTGTCTAAGAAGATAACGCAGCAGGATTTATCAGTTGACGGCCCGGCGGTTGCGGCTGAGCTGAGGGCGCAGGCTGACGCGCTGGATGCTGAGGCGCAGCGCGACGAAGACCGGGCGGGCAGCAGCGGTGCTTTCTGGGAAGCGCTGGGTGGCCTGCACGGGTCGGCTATGAGTGAGGGCGCATCCCCCCGTGCCGCCGCACCCTTTGGGGGTGGGTTTGGTTGGTACTAGCTAACAGCCGCGTCGTGCCGAAAGGGTGGGGTGCTAGGCAGGCCCCCGTCCTGCTGGGTTCTATGAACAGCACGTGCGCCCTATACACCCCCGGGGCACCAGACAAAGATAACCCGCTGCGTGGGCC